AAAAATACAGCAGCACAGCTCCTCTACCTTAGTCTAAAGGAAGGGGAGCTTTTGCTTGCTAATACATACACGCATTACTTATTAGAACTAACTAACGAGCAGACACTTGAGAAGCTTTACGCTATCCCAACACAGATAGCTCAGAATGATAGGTACACTACCATTCAGATTGGCACCAATGCCAACACACCAACAGCTGCGAGCCTACTAATTAACTATCCAGCACGATTTAGCTACGTAGTTTATGGGCAAAATAGCAGCACTAACTTAGATCCTACAGATGCTGTAGTAGAGGGAGTAATACAGATTGGTTATTTAATAGTAGAAGATTTAACTACTCCCCGATTTACAGAGCCTAACCTAACCATAGATTCAGACATTGCATACAATGGATAAAATAAAACACGCGGCACCTATGTTAGTTAATCTTGGCGCAGCAATGCCTCAGGAAGCTAACGAGAAAGAGACTCCTAAAGGATGGGTAACATTAGGTGAGGCTAACTCCTTTCCTAATTATTTAATAGATTTATACTATAGCTCACCGGTGCACTCTGCATTAACTATGAGCATAGCGTTTATGATAGCAGGGAAGGAATTTAAGAGCACTAATCCAACAGCGCAACGTGAGATAGATAGATTGAAATTAAACGCAATCAGAAGGCCTATTACGTTAGATGCTAAGATGCAAGGAGGGTATTACTTAGAAGTTATTTGGAGTGTAGATAGAAACACCGTAGCCAAGATTAATCATTTACCTTATGAGAATTGCAGGCTGGCTGTTGCTAATGATGAAGATGTTATACCTGGCATATATTATTCTAAAGATTGGAGTGATATGCGCAAGAAGAAGAACATGCCGGTATTTATCCCCATGTATAATCCAACTTCAAAAGCAGATGAGCCATCTCAAGTGCTATTTGTTGGGATAATGACACCAGGTAGTGCATACTATCCGAAGCCTGATTACTATTCTGCTATTAATTACATAGAAATTACAAGAGAAATCAGTGAGTTTTACCGAGCTTTCTTAAGCAATGGTATGGCACCATCTTATTTCTTACACATGAATAATGGTATTCCTGATCCTGAGGAGCAGTTAGCTATCCGCAGAAATTGGGAGACTATGGTAGGCGCAAGAAAAGCAGGAAAGGTAGTATTCACATTTAATGAATCTGCAGATAGAGCACCTCGTTTAGACTTGGTACCTATGACTGATGCAGATAAGCAATGGATGGAGCTAAGTGATCAGTCAAGAGAAAATATCTTAGGAGCTCATCGCGTTACTTCACCTCTACTCTTTGGTATTAGAGACTCAGGAGGATTAGGCAGCAATGCTGATGAGATGAAACAAGCTTATCGCATCTTCAATAGAAACATCATTGAGCCTTATCAGCAGATTGTAACTGATTCACTTGAGGAAATATTTAGAGGCATGGGCATTAGTGCTGATATCTATATTGAGAGTAATGATATATTCGGGGAAGAAATCACTGCTCCAACTGTTGCACAATCTGCAACAACTCAACTTTCTGAAGAAAAAAAAAAGATTAATTTAGAGCCACAAGAAAAGCCTCCAATCTTTACTGATGAAGATGAGAATTGGTGGTGCGAATTCTTAGAAGATAAGGGAGAGATAGTAGATGAGGAAGAGTGGGAGCTTATAGAAGCTGAGCCTGTTAACTTAGCATCAGTTAGAAGCTACTCTGATCCTGATAGACCATCTGAAATGGATAGCGGACTCTACAAAATTAGATACGCATACTCAAAGAATCTTAGCGGAAATAGCAGAAAGTTCTGCAGACAAATGGTAAGCGCTTCACGTGCTAACTTTGTTTACCGTTACGAAGATTTAACTGGCATGAGCGCAGACACTAACGAGCTTAATCCTAACATGGGCCACAATGGCTCTACCTATAGCGTGTGGTTGTATAAAGGATCAGTTAATTGTAAGCATTATTGGGAGCGCAGAGTCTATTTTAGAAAGAGAGAGAAGGGCAGATTTGTTGCTGATAATGGCTTAGAATCATCTGATGAAATTTCAGTATCTAAAGCTATACGTGCAGGGATGCCTTTAAAAGATATAGCTAAAGGATTTGCTACAGCTAATACTCGCACTTTTGACTTGCCAAATAATGGCAGATACCCAGGAACAAATTAATACTATAACACAATGGCAATAGCACCCGAAATATTATTTATTAACGAAGAGTTTTTAAAGAAATACACTCAGCTCAATGAGGCTGTAGATACTAATCTTATTCGCCCTGCAATTTACTTAGCGCAGGATAAGTATATTACTCTTTGGCTTGGCACTAACCTTACCAACAAAATTAAGAATGAGATAAGCGCAGGCACATTAGCTGGCGTTTATGAGACTCTATTAAATGAGTATATCGTAAAGCCAACAGCTTGGTGGACAATGGTAGAGCTTTATCCAATGCTCATGTATAAGCATGATAACGGTAACTTAGTTACTCGCCAATCTGAGAACACTACAGCCATTACTCAAGGTGAGCTATCAGCGTTACGCGATATGGCACGTGAGAATGCTAACTACTATACTCAAAGATTGGTAGATTACCTTTGTGCTAATAACTCAGACTATCCTGAATATAGCAATAATACTTCGCCTGATATTACACCCATTCGTGTAGTTAACAGGCAGAGTCAAATAGCATTTAGCAGAGCTGCTAATGATGCAGCAAATCCATGGAATAGATTTAGCATTAGAAACTTTACTAACTAAGAATGAAATTAACAAAGGAGCAGCAAACACGTAAAGACTATGAGCGTAAGCTTAAGGTCTACCTAACTAAACGAGACAAAGAACTTAGAAAAAATGAAAGCACCAACAATAGAAGAGCTTAAAGCTCAATTTACAGAGCTTGGCTATAAGTGGCCTACTATTCACGTAGTAGGAATACGTAGCAAAGCTAACGAGCCTAATAAATTTGATGATCTAATAGGCTTGGTGCAAGGTGATCAGGTGAATTGGTACACCGGTACCACTAACCCAGGTACATTTTGGCTTAACTCACCTATAAATAGCTTAGGCACAGCAGTATTAAAGTGCGGACAATATGTAGACACTTATGTTATCGGATTGCATCAGGGCAAATACACAGCATTAAAGCAAGCAAAGAAAGTTACAGTGTATAGAGATGCCGATAAAGATAACATAGCTGAGGAGCAAGGTAAAGAAGATACGGGCCTATTTGGAATTAACATTCATAGAGCTAATGAATCTACTGAATCTAAGAATATAGATAAGTGGAGTGCGGGCTGCCAAGTAATGAATAACCCTAGCCAATTTAAAGAGCTTATACAAGCTTGTATTAAGAGTGGTAAGAAGTCATTTACCTATACACTACTTAAAGAGTCATGAGTAATAATCAGCAGCAGATAGCGGAAGGAGTAACCGGTACAGTTAGCAGCATTCTTTTATCTGTACCAGCATGGATGGTAGATGTAGAATTTGCACTAAAGATATTTTGTTTATTGCTATCAGCTGCTGCATCCATCTTTACCATCTATAAGATGCGTAAGAGTAAAAGATGAAATGGCTTAAGAGCATATTTAGTAATGAGGGAGATGCGAGCTCTAAACGAGTGGCATCTATCTTAGCATTACTTGTATGCATTAACTTATCTTACATCGGCACCTTTACTGAGTATAAAACTCCTGAATACATGTTTGATGGCTTGCTTATTTTAGCCGGGGGTGGTTTGGGATTAACAGTTATAGAATCTATCTTTAACAAAAAGAAATCAAATGACTCAACAGGCCAAGACTCAAATTAAAGCAGCTGCAGTTATGGTAGTAGCACTATCCATCTGCATCACTATTCAATGCTTATACATAGCTTTAAAGGACAGTAAGAAAGCTATTCAAGGCTATGAGAGAAGAGCTGATAGAGCTACGCATGTGATAGATAGCTTAGAAGCTACTAACGTGCAGCGTATGCAAGAGATTGCACAACTCAATATGCAGATTGAACATAATACTAAAAGATATGAAGCTAACATCAGCGCTATTGATTCTCTTGATCGCAATGGCCTTAAGCGTGCCATGCACAACCTACTCTCAAGCCTTACCTCCGAAAGATACCCTGGTCAGTTTAACGAGTGAGCAAGTTAGATCACTGCTAAAGCTAAAGGCCGAGCGTGATTATCTTAAAACTCAGGTAAGCTTATTATCAAAAAGTGATAGTATTGCATCTTTTGTCATTAAGGATCAAGCTAAAACAATAGATGCATACAGCGTAGCTAATGAGCAGAAAGCTCAGCAGTTAGTTAAGGTCCAGCAAGAGCTGTATAAAGAAGCTGCACGTAAAGAATCTTGGCGCAGTGCAGCGCTAATAGGTATTCCTATCTCATTTGTAGGAGGTATTATCTTCACTATACTTTTCTAAGCTAACAATTTATTGTTAATAACTTTGCTATAATTAGTAAGGTTTCTTTTGCATATCTAAAATATTGTAGTACATTTGCTAAAATTAAATCAAATAAGCAAATGAAAAAAGCACTACTCATCATCTTAGTCCTCTTCGCAGGAATGTTAATTGCTGGCACATTCGATGCCCAAACAGCAGAGTTAGAATCACAACCTAATCACTACAGCAAATGAGCCAATTTATAGAAGAGTTCTGCAATGACCTTGCAAACATTAACGATAACTTTTTAAACGTAAAGGAAATAAATCAAAATAAGATGAGCGAAAAAATAGCAGTATGCAAAATTCCTCTTCTCTTTAAAGAGCAAGTAAGAACTATTAATTCAGCTCTTAAACTGGCTAAATGTCATTGGGAAGATATGAAGTGTGGAAATGATGAGTGGGATGAAGGATGCGATTTAAGACTGCAAGAAATTCAAGAAGTAATAAACGATCTTGAAAAAACATCATGGAAAGAATTACCAACACCAAATACGTTTAACAAATGAAAACACTTTTTGAAATTGTAGAAGTGTGCAAGTATGATGGCATTCGCTATTACTTGTACATAGATGGCTCATGCCATAAATCATTTAGCACCTATGAGGAAGCATTTGCTGAATACACACTGGCTATTAACTTTAGAGAGACACGCACAGTGTTAGTTACTAAGGAGGTAGAGCTATGAAGTACCACGTAGTAGTTACCCCATTAGACGAGGTACAAATCTCAATAGCTGAGCGCTTAGGAACTGCTAACCTATTCATAGCAGATACTTGGGAAGTAGCACAGCAGATGCTACCACTACTTATGAAGATTTACAAATTTGACTATGTGCCAGTGTGGATTAATGAATACAACGA